CAGGCACTTGAAAACAAAAGCAACCTCTTTAAACAGGCTGCCATAATCGCACCCGCCCAGTCTGGAAAGACCCTGTTATGCCAGGGAGTCAAGGCCCTGTATGACACCTGTGAACTCAGGATCCCGATCGGCTATGGCGGTCCGACTGACGACACTGTGGTCGCCAGCTGGAATGCGAACATGAAACCGATTATCGAGAAATCAAAATTTAAAAACCTCTTCCCCACTGAGGGTGCGGGCTCTAAATCAGGAGTCGCACGAAACATGCAACTAAAAAACGGAGTCCAAATATACATGTTTGGCGGAGGTGGCTCTGATGCTCAGAGGTCGGGGAAAACAGTCAGGAATGTGATCATTACAGAAGTCGACAAGATGGACGAACCCGGTCAGTCATCCCGGGAGGCAGACCCGATCCGCCAGATCATAGCGAGAACATTCAGTTATGGTGAGGAGTCGTTTTCCATTCTGGAGTGCACGGTTTCCAATAAGGACGGCCGAATCTGGCTTGAATACTACAAACGCGGGTCCGGAGGTTGTGTTTTTATCAGGTGTCCTCATTGCAGAAACTGGATATATCCTGAACGGGAATTTTTTGTTGGTTGGCAGGAAGCCAAAGACGTGCGGGAGGCTGGCAAAAACGCGAGTTACGCATGTCAAAAATGTGGTGTGCTGTGGAATGAGTCTGATCGCCTGGCAGCTCAACAGGAACCTGTCCTGATTCACAGGAAACAGGAAATCGACAGTGATGGCAAAATTTCAGGCCTTGCCCCCGAGGAGTGGACAGACAAGCTCGGAATCAGGTGGAACTGGATGAACGTGCCCATGGAAATGGTTTCGATGGCTCAGGTGGCCGCTCAGGAGTGGGAATGTGCAAATGAGGATCCTGACTCCAGGGATCGCACCAACCAGGAAAAGGAACTCCACCAGTTTCGGTGGGCCATCCCTTATGAGGAGAGCACAGACACCAGGAAACTCACAGTAAATCTCATTCACAAACACGGTGGTGATCACGACAAAACCGAGATCCCGCCACACTCACAGTTCCAGGTTGCAGCCATTGATATTCAGATGAGGTGGTGTTATTGGACTGTATATGGCTATGCCGTCACCAAAGGCGGGCTCACAGCCTGGTTCATCGACTATGGAATTGAGCGGTTCTTGCCGGACGGACGGGAACACGAGGAGCCATCAGAGGGCCAGGTCAAGGGCGGACTCGATCGCTCAGTGCAGACAATTCTGGAATACAATCCTCTGCACATTGGTGTGGACATTAATTATTACACAAACCTTGTCACACGTTGGGTGGATGAACGCAAGGGGAAGTTGAGGCCTCTGGTCGGCAGAGGAACCAATCAGTTCGGGTCAATGACCAGAGGCGGGAAAACCGGGAAAAAAATTGACGTGCCCCAGGCGTGTTCTCACTTTGCAGATGCCAGACTGCAGAACTCAGGTGATATCATATTATTCTTAAATGTGGACGAACTGAAAAGCGATTTCCAGGGCAGATTTTTTATTCCCCAGGGTGAGAATGGATGCATCTATCTATTCAGACAGATTGCCGATTTCGGTACTTACGCCCGGCACTTGACTGCAGAGCATGAGGAGGTCACCTGGGTGCCAGGGAAAGGCTGGCAGAAGAAGTGGAAACAGCTTAAAAAACGGAATGACCTGCTCGACTGCTCAACTTACTGTGAGGGCCTGGCCCAGCTTGAGGGTGCACAGATGAGGCTCAAAATTAAGCAACACGAGGAAACACATGAACAAAACATGAAAAATAAAAAGCGAAAAAGGTTTACAAAAAAAGGAACAGGAATCAGAACAGATTATTAAATAAACCCCAATGGTAAAAAAAAGGGAGGGAAAGAGTAAATGAAAATAACGTCACGCGGAATTATTGAAAAGACCACTGGAGAATCAAATTCAGTGAGGATCACTATTAATATGACCTGGCGCATAAGAATGAAGCTCTGGTTGTATAACAAATTCAACAGGTTCGGAAAGCGGATGGGCTGGACAGAACGCCCATGGTTCTGGAAAATCATGGGCTGTTTAATGGTGGCATGGGTAGTGAACCGATCGTTCCCTCATGGGACAAGTGTAACTATGCAAGAAGTCCCTGAAGGGGCCACAATCGGAATGTGGGTAGTCCGGCCAACCCTCTTACAGTGCATTAAAAACAACCACAACAAGGGAGAGGATGTATAGGATGCGATTTATTAACTGTGCAGTTTGCGGGAAGCCGGTGGATGCCGCCGGTAATAACCAGAAATATTGCGCCAGTTGTGTAAAGGAAAAAGCAAGGGAATATAACAGGAAATGGAGGGCTGAAAATCCAGAAAAAGTAAGGGAGTATAGCAGGAAATATCGGGCTGAAAATCTAGAAAAAGCAAGGGAGTATGGCAGGAAATACTACCAGTAAAAAAAGGGAAAAATTATGGATGTTATAAAGCGAAATAGTCACACTATAATTTTTAATGAAGGAAAACCAATCAGCGGTTAATTGGTTTTTTCAATAAAGAGGTGACCCCGTTTCTCGGGGACTAACAGCCTGCAAGAAAATAAAAGAACAGAAAGAGGGAGAAAATGAGCAAGCGAAAATGTATCGGAAAAACAAAAGCAGGAAATCCCTGCAAAGCCAATGCGCTTAATGGATCAGATCGTTGCCAGGCGCACCAGCTGAAGCAGGAAACCAGGGGCCGGAAAAAAGGTGAAAAAATAGCCATGATCCAGCCAATTCCGAAATCCCCTATGGCCTATACACACCCATCAAACCTGATGTGTGGGGAGCCCGACACGGATTACCCTGCTTTTCTTGAAAGAAAATGTGACACATTAATGAAACCCTACGATATGAAAAAAAATGGTCTGATAAAATACTGGAAATGTCCAAAATGTGGACATACCAGCAAAACCGCGGGTCAGCAGGTAAAACACGCGGTTTGAAAAGACATTAAGGAATAAGGAGCCATTTAAAACCCCCTGTTGAATTGCAGGGGGTTTTTTTAATCTTGGTACTATATATAGTAGCAAGGGGATTGTAATTATACAAAAAAATATCAATAATTAAGTCTGAGAGGGGATAAAACCCCAGAACGGCAGTCAGGTGCCTGACCATCTGACCGCCGTTTTTTTTATTGAGGGCCTGGAAATGACAGAATACTCAGACGCAGAGCTGCTCGTCTATGTAAACGAGGCAATCAAAAAACGCGCGAATGGAGAAGTCGTCCAGGACTACAGTGCCCAGGGTGTCAGGCTTAGACGTGACCCACTCAGTGATTTGTATATTCTCCGGGATCGTCTCAAACAGCAGATTGAATCCTCAACCGGACCCGGATTCATAAAAGGTAATCCCATTTAATGGATAAAAAAACAACCAGTCAGGAAAAATCACCTGCGAACTCCTGGGCAGAACCTTCAATCAGAGGTAATTCCGAGCGGGTGGAATTTTCCAGATACAAAGCAGCCACAAACACAGCAGTGTCAAGGCGACTCTCACTCGGGGGTGGGTCGATTGATTATTATTTATCTCTTGACCGCGAAACGCTCCTGAAGCTCTCCGAACATTTCCGGAAAAATACAACAATTTACCCGGGAATGATCGAGCTGGCTGCAGCAAATTACATTGGCCAGAACGGGCCGAACATCCAGCCGAACACCAGTTCCAAGTCAGTCAACAGGGAACTGGCCAAACTGCTTGAAGAGTGGCAAGAGGAACCTGAGGTCAGGGGAATGGATGACTGGGTCGGAACTAATTATAACTGGGCGCATCAGTTTCTTTATCAGGGTGATGTTACCGCGATTAAGGTCCAGTCCGGGAAATATGCCGGGAAAATACAACTCCTGAACGCATGGAGGGTTGGCACAAATAGGCGCACAAGCAAAAATGCCAACACTATCAAACAGGGTGTTGAAATTGATTATGTTGGCCGGCCACAGGCATTTTATGTGCTCGGTTATTCCACGAATAACGAAAGCCACGTCATCAAATCAAACGGTCAGAGATATCGGGCTGAAAATGTGCTTTACTCTGCCAACCGTAAATTCAACGACCAGACGAGAGGGGAACCAGCCCTCTCGGCCAGTTTCAGGGATATCGACCGCCTGGATGACATACTTTCAAGCCAGGCTGCAGCATGGCAGCTGCTGTCGAGAATAGCACTGTCGATCACGTCCAAGGACAACCACAACTGGACTGGCAACACGGGCGAGACAGATGATGATTCCAAAGCTGGAGACATTGCAAGCCGGATTGTTTCAATTCCAGGTGCAACCATATTTGCTGGTGGACCAACAGATGAAATCAAAGGGATTGACCAGAAAATCCCGGGTCAGGACTTCTCGACAAACGTCAAAATGTACCTCAGGCTGATTGGTATACCGCTGGCACTTCCCATTGAAATAATTCTGAACGACTGGAGCCAGACAAATTATACGTCTGGTCGTGGAGCCCTCAGCCAGTGTTTCAGGAAATTCCTGAAACTGCAGAACGGTCAGGAAAAAGGTTTTGTGCGGCCATGGTACGCGTGGAAAGTTAATGAGGCTGTCCGCAGGCGCAAAATACCCAATCGCTCTGACATTACAAAGGCAATTGTGAACTGGCCGACATTTCCATGGATTGATGAACTCAAGGAAGCGGAGGCGTGGAGTAAAAAACGCTCTGCCGGCATTGCATCCCATACAGATGCACTTTCAAGTGTCGGTCGTGACCGTGAAGAGTATCTCGCAAACCTTGAGATGGAAATTCGGGACGCAATCGAGAGGGCAAAAAAGATCCAGGCTGAAACAGGTGAAGAGGTTGACTGGCGTATTTTTGCCGGGCTTGAGCCTATGGGTAAAACTGCTCAGGCAAAAAAACTGGAATCAGACGGCAGGGATGGATACAAACCTGCACCTGCAGGTGACGAGGAGGATGAAAAAAATGCAAAAAATAAAAAGAGTTGAAATGAGACGATCCCGGGTGTCAACACTGAATTCTGCCGGCATTAAAACTGTTGAAGGTGGAAATGTTGATCGTGAAAACGGAATTATCAAAAATGTTTCAGTTATAACCATGGGGGAGGCACTCGGGCACGCCAATTGGATTGACGAGGTTTTTCTGGAGCAGGTCGTCGAGTGTGGAAAAGACACCCCCAAGGGGTTCAAGGCTCGTTACACTCACCCGGGCCTCAGTGCTGACGGCCTGGCAAAATATATTGGCCGAGTCAGACCACCATTCAGGCGTGAGGGTAATCAGGTGTTGGGTGACCTTCATTTGTCTAAACTGGTCGCCAGTTCGAGTCCGGACGGCGACCTCTACGAGCACGTACTTAATTATGCAGAAGAGGATCCGGAAGCTTTCGGGCTGTCAATCGTTTATTACCCGGACCATGGGGCTGAAGGGCGTTTCCAGGCAGACCACATGGATGAGGACGGGGATTTCAAGAGTCCGGACAGTGAAAACAACAATAATTTCCCACATGCAAGGCTGGCTGATCTTGAAGCAGTCGACATGGTGGGAGATCCTGCAGCAAACGAAAAGGGTCTGTTCTCGCGGGGGAACATCCTGGCTGATGAGGCCGACAGGCTCACCAAATATGCCCTTGGAATAACAGAAGAACAACCGGAAGTCACCTGCTTTGATGCAGACCCTGGCAAGGTCAGGGAATGGCTTCAAACTTATTTGAAACGGAATCACTTGCAAGTCATTGATATGGAGGAAAACCAGATGACGAAAGAACCGGAAACAAAAATTGCAGAACTTTCAGCTGAACTGAAAGAGGTTGATTATTCAGCCCTTGAGGATAAGGCGGAGGCACGGGGATTTGAGGCCGGACGGAAAGCCGAACTTGAACGCCTGAACGAATTCAAGAGTGAATTTGGAGAAAAGCCCGAGTTCATCATTGAGCAGTTCGAAAAAGGATCGAGCATTGAAGAGGCAAGAAACGCTTTTGCCGCTTTGAGGATAACAGAGCTCGAAAAGGAAAATGAAGAGCTGAAGAAAAACCAGCCTGAGGAACTGAGTGGAGCTGGAGCTGTCAATTTTGATGATTCAAGCAATGCAACAAAACCATCAAGCCCGGCAGAAAAAGCAGCCAGAGCCAGGGAGCTGGCCCAGTCAGAGGGCATCAGTTATGTTGAGGCTCTAAAAAGGCTGTCTTAAAAAAGGCTGTCTCAAACGGCCTTTGACGTAAGTTGAAAAAGTTTAAAACACAATGAAAGAGAGGAAATAATGGCAACACAAATTGATTCACTCAGCAGGTCATTCCTTGCTGGAGAAGCCCTTGAGGCTTACAGACGGGTCAAGCTTGACTCTACAGTTGATCAGGTTGTTTATGCTGACGCTGGTGATGATTTCATCGGAGTGACCCAGGCAGAGGCAGCCAGTGGCGACCATGTGGAAGTCATGCTTAAGAATTCAGCTGCAACCCTTAAGATCGAGTCCGCTGGAGCATTTACCTACAAGGACGTTGTCTATGGTGCTGCTGATGGCAAAATAGACGACAACCCGGTCGGTCTTGAAGTCGGGCTTGCTGGCGCATCTGCCAGTGGCTCGGGCTCCATAATCGAAATTTTTGTCAGCTCAGGTGGTGGTATCAGTGAAGCAGCAGGCGACACGATCGAGGCGACTGGTGGTTCCGGTGGAATTGCCGCACTCGACCTGGTGTACGTTTCTGATCAGACAGACAACGTCATGACAGTCCTGAAAGCCCTGGGAACATCCAGTGGCCGCTTTGCTGATTTTATCTGCCCTAACGCGATTGCAGCAGCTGGTGTGGGCCTTGCCCGCAAGATGTTCCTGCTTTCAGGACTCAACACGAGTGCTGGCGCGATTGGCGATCCTGTCTATCTTTCTGATACAACAGCCGGCGGTTACATTCTCACCAAACCGACCACCACTGACAAGGTTCAGATAATCGGTCGCATTGTTGAGGACCATGCATCAACAGGAGCAATTCTGTTTGATCTTTCCGGACCTCAGCAGATTGTTCACACTCACGAAACAAATGCTGAAGGCGGCCAGCTGGTTGACCTTGACGCAATTGCAACTGCCACAGGTATTGCTGAAGCTGGCGACCTTGGAGCAGTCAGTTATGCCTCAACCAGCATAGCCGGAACTGGGAAAAAAATCCCCCGAAACGACCACCAGCACAAGCTTGATAATGTTGTTGCTGGAGCTGAAGGCGCGGTCCTGGCAGTTTACAGGAACGTCCCGTCAGCCAGTGGAGGTGGGGACACAGCCCTATTTACAACTTCAAGAAAAATCCGACCGCTCTTGTGGTGGGTAATTGCACGAGACACGGATGCAGCTAATGTCAAACTCAAGCACGGGTCCACTGATTTTACTGGCGTAACTGCAAAAGGTGCAGCTGATGACGCTGTCGTTATGGGCGCATCAATCCTTGCAGCACAGGATGAGATTGCATCAGGCGTTGTCATTTCAGCAAATTTATCTGCAGCAGGTGAAGTTGACGTTGTCCTACTCTATCAACCCATCGCGTAATAAATGAACCAGACTGGGGCGGGTAAACCGCCCGCCCCAGGTGTTGAAGTTATAAGACGTAAGTTGAAAAAGTTTTAAACACAATGAAAGAGAGGAAATAATGGCAGGTTTTGATTATGACGACAGAAGCACACCAAGGGCGGACCTTGGTTTAGCACTCTGGGAATACAGCAAGGATCCTAATTTCGGTTTCATAGGTCTTGATGTTCTCCCAACCTTTAACACGCCTAAACAGGCGGCAAACATTCCAGTCATGACACGTGAAGGAATACTGGCTGACGAGGACGTGAAAAGGAAACCGGGAGGCACATTCAACCGTGGTTCCATGAAACAAGACGAAGTTGATTATAAGTGCCTTGAGTACGGCTACGAGCACAAAGTGCCGCTCGAAAAACGAGAGTTGTACAAATCCGATTTTGAGGTCGACATGGCTGCAAGCTACAAGTGCGCCCGTGTTCTTATGCAGAAGCTTGAAAAGCGTATTGCAGATCTTCTTTTCAATACGTCAACCTGGACAGGCGGGACGCTTTACACTGACCTGACGGCCTCTGGTTCCACTGCATGGAGCAGCAGCTCTGCCACACCACTCAGTGACATTGAAACCGGAAGAGCCAACCTGATGGACCAGTGTGGTGTTGAAGGAAACGCCTTGATTATGAGTTGGACTCAGCTCCAGAACATGGTGAATAATACTGACCTCAAAGGTCGCATTCAATATACCAGGATGGCCGGGCGAAAAGCCATCATCGAAGCCCTGAAGGATATTTTCGGTTTCGATAAAGTCCTTATCGGCAAGGGTGTTTACAACTCTGCTAACGAGGGTCAGGCCGCGAT